CTTAAGAGCTATATTGGTCAAATTGGAGAAAATTTAGTATTCGAACCAAATACTCAAGTAACTCGTAACAAATTCATCAACCAAGTTAATCCTTATTTAGAATCAGTTCAACAAAGACAAGGTCTTTATGCTTTCCAAGTAATCATGGACGATACTAATAACACTCCAGACGTAGTTGATAGAAATCAATTGGTTGGTACCATTTATTTACAACCAACTAAGACAGCGGAATTTATTCAATTAGATTTCAACATCTTACCTACAGGAGCAACATTTGGCCAATAATATCAAACAAAATAGAAAATGAACGATAATACAATCATTAGAATTAAAGTACCAGCACGTTTATACGAGAGTGTAAAGGCAAGGTTAATGATCAAAGAAAACTATGAAGCTCCAGTAGAAGAAACTGAAACTTTAGAAGAATCTCCAATAGTAGACGTAATAGCTGCATTATCAGGAGTATTAGGACTAGGTCTAACAGGCGTAGCAATATCTAAAGCTCAAGATCTTTTGAAAATGAAAAACCCTGAATTGTACAACCAATTACAGAACGCAGGCGCTTCTATGAAAAATCAAGGCGCAGGTTTAAACGAAGCTAAAAAAGTAGACGCTAAAAAAGTTGCTGAAGACAAGAAAAAAGCTGACGAGAAGAAAAAGAAAGAAGCGGAAGCTAAGAAGGTTGCTGACAAAAAAGCTGCTGACAAGAAAAAAGCAGACGAGAAGAAAAAATAAGTAAAGTAATATTTATACTAAATACAACAAAAAATGCCAGTATTAGACCCAAACGAGATTATGTTTACGTCGTTCGAACCCACAGTTTCTAACAGGTTCGTAATGTACATAGACGGCATTCCTTCATATATGATCAAAAAAGCTGACGCTCCTGGCGTTACTTTGAACGAGATCAAAATCGACCATATCAACGTTTACCGTAAGTTAAAAGGTAAAGCTGAGTGGAGAGACATGAGTTTGTCATTATATAACCCAATCAGTCCATCAGGCCAACAAGCCGTAATGGAGTGGGTGAGATTGCACCACGAATCAGTTACAGGTAGAGACGGTTATTCTGACTTTTACAAGAAGGACTTGAACTTATCTATCATTGGACCAGTTGGTGACGTTGTATCAGAGTGGATCATCAAAGGCGCTTTCATCAAAGAAGCAACTTTCGGTACCTACGATTGGTCGACTACGGACCCTACAGAGTTAACAATTTCAATAGGAATGGACTACTGTATCTTGAACTACTAATCCTAGAAAAACATACAATATTAGAAAGGCCGCACTCACTGCGGTCTTTTTTTGTTCCAGTAAATTTGAATGGGGTATATTTATAAATAAAATATATAGTTTATGGCAGAAAAGTTTACGGTTCCCACCGAAATGATCGACCTTCCTTCGAAAGGTCTTGTTTACCCAAAAGAAAATCCATTGTCCTCAGGAGTAGTAGAAATGAAATACATGACTGCCAAAGAGGAGGACATATTAACCAACGTGAATCTATTACGTCAGGGCTTAGCCATTGAGAAGATGCTTAAGTCACTTATTAAAAGTCCAATAGCCTACGAGGATCTAACCCTAGGAGACAGGAACGCGCTTCTTATTGCGGCTAGAATTTTGGCTTACGGTAAGGACTACAATCTCTCTTACAAGAATCCAAATACTGGACAAGAAGAGACTATTATTGTTGATTTACAAAAACTAGTCTACAAGAACGTAGATCTATCTTTATTTAACAACGATAACGAAGTCACTTACGAATTGCCTTACACAAAGAATAAGGTTACTTTTAAAATTCTTACTATCGAAGAAGATAAAAAGATTGACGAGGAAGCAAAAGGCGTTAAAAAAGCTTTGGGTCAAGAACCTGGAATTTCTTTGAGATTAAAACATCAGATAACTTCTATCAACGGAGACAGATCAACCAAAACCGTTAGGGACTTTATCGATTCAGGCGCTTTGCTATCAAGAGATTCAAATCCATTAAGACAATTTATGGCCTCAGTTACTCCGGACATTAGCATGAAAACCACTGTTACATTTAACGATGGTACGGAACAAGAAATAGACGTTCCCATGTTACCCGAGTTCTTTTTTCCCGGGAGCGGAATATAGGCACGCGTTTATGACCGAAGTCTTTGAGCTCACCTACCATGGTGGCGGAGGCTTTACCTATTCCGAGGTATGGAACATGGACGTGAATAAAAGAAGATTTAATCTAAAGAAGATCAACGAGCATCTAGAGCGCGTAGAAGAGGTAAGAAACGATAAGAATAAAAAAATTACCGAAAAAACAGATCCCAGTAAGATTAATATACCAGAATTCGCAAATTCTAAGCGAGAGGAGCCGGCCTTTGTTTCCAAAGTAAAATCTAAGTCTTAATATTTATTTGTAGACAACAACTATAAATGGCAACACCCAATCAGCCCAATCCTCCTGGAGGTCCTCAAAATATAGATCCTAAGCAATTCGCTGCAGGTTTAAAAAATCTATTAGATTCTCAAGGAGACTATAACAATCTGTTAAAAGATGCAATTAGAGAATTGGGTCAAATGGATAGGGCCTATAATAAAATTGAGGCGAGACTAGCTACGTTAAACAGCGATTCAATAAATGTAAAACAGGTTAATAGGGATCTTTTAATCCTTAAACAAAAGGAGTATATAGAGAATAAAAAACTAACTGATTTACAAAAATCAGTAGATCCTATAGCAAAACAGGCTTTAAGCATTGCTAAAGAAAAAACTCGTGTTTTAATGGAAGAGGCCGCTATTCTCGGAGTACAAGAAGACTACGAAGAGAATATGCTAAAATACCTCATGGAAAGTGGTAATTTAGAAGCAGCAGCGTTATATGCTCAAGAGAAAAAATTAGAAATATCAGGAAAACAAGTAGAACTTGGAAAATCGGCCTTAAACACAGAAAAATCAGTTTCCAAACAATTAGGTATATCAGGAAACTTGATGAAAGCTTTCGCTGAAAAAATTGGGTTCGGAGAAGAAGCTTATTCTGCTATGAGTTTGAAAGCAAGAAAACTTGTAGAGCAACAAAAGGACATGAATGGTGTTAGTAAAGTATTCTCAAAAGTATTGGGGACATGGCAAGTTGCAGCAGCTGGTGCAGGTTCAGTTTTTAAATCGGCATTCTCAAGCATTTTAGATCCCGCAATGTTTATACCTATAGTCGGTGGAGTTGTTAAAGGATTAAAAGCGGTATTCGATTATATATTAGAAATTCAAGACAAAACTGTTAAGTTCGCTAGAGCCATGAATCTTTCTACTGGAGAAGCTAGAAAGATGAAAATGGAATTTGCGAGTTTAAGCATTAGCGGTGGAGATTTGTTTGTGAATTCTCAAAAAATGGTAGAATCGCAAATGGAAATGGTGGAAGCTTTGGGAGTTACTAATAGACTTACTAACGAACAACTAGCAACTAACATTAAATTAAAAGATATAGCAGGCCTTGATTTAGAAACAAGACAAGCAATCGTTGAATCTTCTACTATTACAGGAAAATCCGCAGAAGGAATTACTAAATCAGTTCTTTCTCAAGTTGCAGCTTTAAAAAATGCAACGGGTATAAGTTTTCAATATCAAAAAATACTTAAAGAAGCCGCTAATCTTGGAGGCTATTTGGGACTTTCTTTTGCAAAATATCCAGAAAAATTAACCAAGTCTTTAGTTACTGTCAAATCAATGGGTCTAGAATTGAAACAACTCGATTCTATGGCCAATTCTTTTTTGGACTACGAATCTTCTATAGCCAGCGAATTTGAAGCTCAACTATTAACTGGTAAAAATATAAACTTATCAAAAGCAAGAGAACTTTTCTTAAATAACGAATTAGCTGATGCGGCTGCAGAAATTACACGTCAAGTTGGTAGCGCTGACGAATTCTTAAAAATGAATCGTATTAGTGCAGAAGGTATGGCTAAAGGTTTTGGAATGTCTAGAGACGAAATGGGTAGCATGCTCAAACAGCAAGAGTTATTGAGTAAATTAGGAGCAAAAGATCTTAAAGACGCTCAAGAAAAAGTACAAGCATTAAGAGCTCAAGGGAAAACCAAAGAAGAGATAATAAGGTTAACAGGAGAAGAGGCCTATCAAAATTTAACAAACGCTTCGTTACAAGAAAAGATCGGAGCTTTCATGGAAAAAATACAACAATCTATATCGGATTTTGTAGAAAGTAGTGGAATCATTGAAAAGATAGAAAGCTTTTTTGATTATCTATCAAAACCAGAGAATATCAAAAAAATAATAGTAACAATAAGAGATACTTTTGCAAGTATAGCAGATGTAATTCTTACAATTACCAATGGAATTATAAACGCAATAGATGCGGTAACTTTGGGATTTGGAATAGACGAAGATTGGGAAAGAAAATTTGAACAATTTTCAGCCGATGCACCCAATAGAATTAGAGCACTAGGCGGCGATTTAGGTGGTGTCAGTGTTTCTGAAAAAGCGGCAAAAGGAACTGTAGCGAATAATGCTACTGCCGCTAATGTAGAACCTCAACGAGCTCTTATAGGCGGAGGATCACAAGGAGAGTCCAGACAAGTAATACAGCTTGTCGTAGATGGTAAAACATTAGCAGAAATAAATAATGAGGCTTCAAGTACTCCTTACGGAAGTACAGATAAAAAAACTGGTATATATAACAAATCATATTAAAAATGCCAATAACCCCTAACAATCTTACAAAGAGTAAGTTTATTCCATTAATAAGTCTAAGAACTAATTTAAAAAATTTAAAGTTCGGATCAGATCAACCAGGCGGTGGCAATTCCAATCAGCCTTTTATAAAGACGCAGATTCCTCAAGATTTTTCTACTTCTAGTGATATTACTATTCCATTGGCGATGCCTAGCAATTTAGTTGGACCAATATTCAGACCAACTTCTACTGGCGGTGTTGATTATCCTATGAGAGGAAGTATGCCAGGAGCAACTGTAATGTTAGGAGGAGAAAGCTATTCCGTATCAAATCATTTGGACTACAAAAGAATCAAAGCATTTCTAGAAAGTAAACCTAGAGGCTCAGCGTTCATACAAAAACAAAGAGGTTTACAGTTATCAAATCCAAAAACAGAAACCGGAAACAGCTTATTCGGTCAGTTCGATAATAAGATACTTCCTGGTTTAATAGAAAATACAAGACTATACAACGACGGTAGAAATACATTAGAGCAGATAAAAAATCAAGGAAACGGAATTCACATAGTTAGAGCAGGAGCAACTCCTTACAATTACTTGGAAAAATACTACTCCGACGTAGTAGGAGCTCAAAACGTTAACAACGAGTACGAAACGAATAGATTGATTATACTTCAGAAATTAAAATTGGTTTCAGAAGATGCAAGATTTAATTTAGGCACAGCCGCACCAGAGCTTCTTAATTTAAACTTGACGAATAGACTTGGAATTTCTTACGATACTAATTTACTATTTCAATACTTAGGAGGACCTGGATCTAGCTACGGCCAAGGCTTAACTTTAATTAGAAGAACTGATAATACCACTAACCTAGCCAATCCGGAAGTAAGATTAGCTTCTATAACAACAATGACTTACGATCAGATCTTGATGAAATCTCAAGTTCAAAAAGGTCAGACTACTTACGTATCTGATTTTAGAACGCAGGTTCAAGACCCCACAAGAGTTAAAGGCGATGCTTGGAATTTTCAAGCTGATAGTTTAGAAACCAAATTTTACATATCTGCAGACATGGTAGTAAATGCCGGTAAGTACGTAGATAAGATGAACAAGGCATTTCCGATTATTATTAAAGGCACCGACGATCCTTTTAGTAAATCAGAAAAAGACATAATTAAGTTTGGTTTTGAATGTATGGATAACGACAACCCTGGAGAATCTGTATTTTTATCGTTTAGAGCATTCTTAAATGGAGGTATAACTGATAATCACGGAGCAGAATTAAACGGTTTTAAATACATGGGTAGAGGCGAAACTTTCTACACATATCAAGGCTTCAATAGATCAATGAATTTTTCATTTAAAATAGCGGTAGGATCGGCAGAAGAACTTGAACCCCTTTACATTAAATTAAATAGATTGGTTTCTCAAGTGTACCCTGATTATTCTACAAACAATTACATGAGAGCTCCTATGGTAAAATTGACAATAGGAGACTATGTTTCAAGAATGCCAGGATTTTTGGAAAGCGTAAACATCACTATAGACGGAACTACATCTTGGGAAATAGACACTAATAAACAATTACCTCACGTATTGGATGTTTCAATAAGCTTTAAACCTATATACGATACATTGCCTAAGAGATCTACAACTAAAAGCGCTACCCCTATAATAGGAAGCAAAAATTTCTACGATAATTTAACAGCAGGCAGCTCTATAGGAACTACTGTATCTCCCGTAAGTTAAAAAATAATTTAAAAAGAATATGAGTAGTAGATATCAAGACATACAAGTTGTAAAGTACAACAGCACAGGAAGCCAATATTACACAAATAATATGTATCCAGATGTGCCTTATTCAGAAACTGACAACTACGTAATTACTACGGTAGGAGATAGACTAGATTTGATGGCATTCGATTTTTACGGAGACGCAGAACTTTGGTGGGTAATCGCATCAGCTAATTCTCTACCTGGAGATTCTTTGGTACCAGTGCCTGGAAGCCAATTAAGAATACCAATCGATATTAGAGCAATACTTAACGGATACAGAGAAATAAACGCAGTCAGATAATATGGCGAACGGACCACTATTAAGAATTTCGAATGTGTTGGGAACTCCTGTTTTTCAATGGGTTATAGACCAGTTGGGAACTAGAGCAGAAAACAATTCTAAAGATACGAGAGATGATTCTAATTTGATTTATCTAGCTAATAAAACAGGATGGTTTAGAATAGTGTCATCAGTAAGAACTCCTGAACAAGACTATAGCAAACAAAATTCTAAAACTTACAAGTATTTTAAAGATCTATATCCAAACGATATAAAAGATCAGGATTCTCTAGCAAAAAAGTTTGTTCTTTTTGCTGGGACTTCTGCGTACAACAAACCAAATCCTCAAAATCAAGACTTTAGTTATAACTTAAGAGAAAATGCTTACGGAATACTTGGAGATCAAGAAATAAAAGAATACGGAAGACGACCGATGCCGGGTATCACTTCAGTTCAAATAGACACTCAAGGTTCTTTGGGTTCCATAAGATCTGCTAATATAAATTTCAAAGTTTGGGATAAAGCTCAATTAGATGTAATCGACGCTTTATACTTTAAATTGGGTTATACAATGTTTTTGGAATGGGGAAATACTGTCTACTATAAAACAGGAGCAAGTACAATATCTAAAAGTGAAGATTTACAAATAGATCCATTTTCAAGTACGCAAAATACCAAAGAACAAATTAATTCTCAAATCCAACGTAACATTAGAAACTCCGAAGGTAATTACGATGGAATGTTGGGATTGGTTACTAATTTTAATTTTACTTTTAATCAAGAGGGTGGTTATGATTGTACTTTAAAAATACAAGCATTAGGTTCTTTAGGCGATAGCATTAAAATCAATCACTCTTCATCGTTGCCTTCTTTGTACGTTAGAAAAGTTCAAAGCGCAGTTAACGATGACTATCAGCAAAAATTAGACGACGCAAAAAAAGCAAAAGATCTTGATTTTCAAACTAAGACTAAAGATTTAGTCGATCAAATAAATCAAGCAAAAGCCGCATTTGCAAGAGAACAAAGAGAGCCACTAATTTTATTGCTAACCCAATACTTACCAGACGCTCTGGCCGAACAAGACGATAAAACAGGCGAATTAATATATCCCACTGAACACTCTATACCAGATTACTTGGGTCAAGAGTCTATCGGTATTTCTGTTTCTAAAAACAAAGACGTTGTTTTTATACCATATAATTCAAATGGTCAACAAATAGACAAGTACATAGATGGAGCTCAAGGTTCTAGCACCATAGTAACTTTAGACGCAAATAGAATTGCCTCCACGTTCTCAGAAAATATTTCAAATTATAATGAAAGACTAAGAGCCAAGGGAGGTATTACAACCAATTTAGCATATAATTTTTTCGATTATTTGTATTTTATAGGAGGCAAAGATTCTTATACTGGCGCAAATAGACAAGGCTTTGATATATCAATGGATCCAATTTCTCTTAGCGCGGCCAGATCTCTTCAATCTTCTAATTTATCTTTTAGTGTAATAAGCGTACATTTCAAACATTACTCCTATAAAAAAGACGAAGTATCGATAGTGATATCTTTAATAAGCGATCCTTCTATAAAATTAACAATAGAAGACACCTCTTTGATACAAGACATATCTTATACTAGCGGTTTTAGTAATTTACTATACAGCGCAAATCAAAGAATAATTGATGATAACAACGCTAAAATAGCCGCAATACAAAAGCAAACAGAAAACGATTATAATGTAAAAATACAAGACATAAGTAAACAAAATGCTGAAGCGACTACAAAACAAACAGAAGACGCTACAAATTATCAGTCTGCTTTGGAAATTATGTTGAAAATAATTCAATTGGAATCTTTTAACTTCGCTAAATCTAGTGGATTTTCTGATGTTGTAAAATACGACTTAACTTCTAAAGATACACAAACTAAAAAACTTTTTATAGACGAATTATTTAGCGAAGGTATATTTGAAGGCAAAATACAAAAATTATTAGATAAAGTAAAAGAATTAGAATCCGCTAAAGCCTCAGCCACTACGGATCAATCAAAATTAGATCTAAATAAAAACTACACAAATAAAAGTCAAGACGAGCAATTTTTGATTAATGCTGCGTTTGGTTTTAACCATAATTTCATGGCCGGTATTTCTGACGTTGCTAAAACTCCTTTAGTAAAGTATAAAAGCGTTAATAATGATCATACTCTTTTTAATTCTTACATTTTACCTCAAAATATAAAAGCTAGAATAAACGAAGGAAGCATCGATCTTAATCATCCGGTCTACATTCCTTTTGGGCTTGTATTAATGATGGTTAACCACATCTGTTTGATCTACGACGGCACATCAAAAAGTCAATTAACTCCCATAGTTTACATTGACTATAATACAAACACTAATTTTTGTCAAACAAATGCAAAACAACTTTCTACTGACATAAGTAAATTTTTGATAGGATTTCAAGGCTCAAACGAAAGTTATCAAGATCTTTTCGATAAAGACGTTTTAACATCGGATAAAAAGAGATTAATTAAAACCGACAAATCTCAGTCAGTAAATATATTTGTACCTCAGAGCCAAGATAATATTTCAGGAAAGATACCAGAATTTAAAACTTCCGGTGGCAGCGCTTATCAAGGTAAATTGATGAACGTTTTAGTGAATATAAATTATTTAACCAAGTTAGTTTCTGAATTTAGCTATAGAGATGGAACCAACTCAGTTTACTTAAAACAATTCTTAGAGCAAGTTTTAGTAGATATGAACAAGTCTTTGGGAAACTTTAATATGTTAAGATTGTCTTATCATGATCCTTCAAATGCTTTTGTTATAGTAGACGATCAACAGACAAAAGTTGCAGACGGTGAAATTCAATTAAGCGCTCAAAATGCAAACATATCAGAACTTCCTGTATTCGGAAAAAAATCTATAGCTAGATCTATAGAATTAAGAACGGACATAAGCAGTAAATTGGGAAGTATGATAGCTATATCGGCCAATTCTGATCCAAGTAGACAAGTTTCGCTTTCTACAGATGCGAGTTCTTTTGGATTCGTTAACACCGATTTTCAAGACAGATTTATCTCTATAGCAACCGATATATACATGGAGAAAAAACAACAGAATTCTACAAAGAACTCTGCTATAGTTAATGAAGCAAAAATGTTCGACGAATACATTAGATCAATATATCAATATGCAGATTCTTACGATGAAAGTAAAATAAGCTTTGCTACGAATTACTTTATTCAAAAAATGAGCGTATTAAAAAATAAAGAAATTGCTACGAGAGCATCAGCAATGATACCAGTTTCTTTAAACATGAGCATGGACGGAATATCAGGTTTTCAAATGACTCAATTATTTACAATAGGAAATAATTTTTTACCTTATAACTATACTAAAATAAAAGAAGGCAATCCTTTTACTAGTATAGGTTTTGCAATCGTCGGTCTTACTCATACCATAGAAAACAATCAATGGACAACTTCTTTGAGAACAAACATGTCTTATTTAAGAAATAGTGTAAATGATTACGAAGCGGATAAAACAAGAACTACTTATTCTACTGCAAAACTTGGAACCGCACCAGCTAAAATTTCCAGTAATTATTCGAATTCTAATCCCGCTAGTAGCTATCCAAATCTTGTGATTCAAAATAATACAGATATTACGGTTTTAAATCCTAAATTATTGGAAGATATAAATACAGCAGCTGGATTAGCTGGCGTTAAAGTCTCTATAGACTTCGGTCAAAATAACTATACTCAGGACGAACATACTAGCAGACACTATACAGGAAATGCTGTGGATATAGACTACATAAACGGTCAACATGTGTACCCGCAAATCAAGTCTTTAGTTGAAAAGTTCACAGATCAATTAGCAGCTCTTGGATACAAGAAAAATGCAGAAGGTCCAAATAAAAAAGCATATCTAACTTTTGGATTTAAAGACCACGATAATCATGTACACGTATCTAATACAGAGCAATAAAATAAAATCATGATAAGATACTATCCATCTTTTGCTATCAAGGACAATCAAATTACAAAAGGAAACGAATTCTTTTTGGAAGGAGAACCCTATTCTGGAAAATTTTACTACGATTATAAAGGCGACGCGTATACAGGACCAGATTCTGTTCATGGCAGCAATTTATTTTTGACACCAATTAGCACTACAAAGAATGGTATTATTTCTATAAACACTAAATTTATTTCCCCATCCCAAAAAGAAGGCGAAATAAATAGACAGAGTTTGCAATTCTCATCAAAAGGTTTAGAACCCACTACGTATTACCCTCAACCCGTAGATTCAGATTACCAAAAAGGATACATCACAAGATACTTCGCAAAAAAAATAAATCAATCTGGATACGTCACAGAAATTTCTCCTGCAGAATATGTCGCTTTTACCAATGGAGAAGTTAGGTACGACGTTTCTTTTTACCAAGTGGTTAGTATACTTTGGAAAATAACCGGACCGCTAAACTCACAAAGAATATCTCAGTACGATATTAGAGCCGGAATTATAGACACAAATAAAAGATTAACTGATGCAGCAGAGCCCAATTTTGTTGGGATAGTTGCTTTCATAGGTGGTGATTACATTAAGTTTGCAAAACCCACTGTATAGATTAATTGAATACAATCAATTGGATTGGTTATATTTAGTTCAAATTAAAGGTTATGTATTTCATTGTAGAAAGTTTGTCGCAATTCGGCAACCTTGATATTAAAGACGAGTGTTTCGTACAACTAATAGCGGGCAACGATAGAGTTCATCCGAAGTTGACATACCCAAGTTTACTGTATTATCACAATGGAGAAAAGGGCTACATATTCCCTTTTAAACACTCAGAAAGCTTTTACTTGGATTTTAAAATGGTTCAAGAGTTTTTAAAGCTCCACAAAAAAGTATACCTACTAGACAAGAAATTTCACTCTTACTTCTTAGATCTACCGAATGCTATAGACTTACACTTCGTTAATCTCGATCAAACAAACGAATTTAATCAGTTCGATTGCGATACCAATTTACACCACGATTTTTATTCACGTTATGGGCACCTTCCCATCACAAACGAATTAATACCAATATCTAAGCACTACGAAAGATGCCAGTGCTTGTACGATTACGTTAAAGGCTACTTCGATTTAGAAACAGACATACAGACTCAAGAGGACTTCATTAACGCGTACAAATCAGTCGAGGAGAATCCAATAAAGGTAGACGTAAACTGCTTGGCAGACAAGTACCAGATTCACGATCAGAGCTACTCTATTAAAGGGGACAAGATGTACTCTTGCTACAATCTGTATAATTTAACTGGAAGACCAACAAATTCTTTTAACGGCATTAACTTTCTAGCGATTCCAAAAGAGAACGATTTCAGAAGCTGCTTTTTACCGTCAAACGACTTTCTTGTTGAATTTGACTTCGATGCGTACCACTTGAGGCTAATAGCTAAACTCATAGACTTTGAATGTCCGCAAGAGTCTTTTCACGAATATCTTGGTAAAAGCTATTTCAACAAAGAGACACTTACAGAAGAGGAATACAAAGAGTCCAAAACCATTACGTTCAAACAGCTTTACGGTGGAGTGGATAAAAAGTACAAACACATAGACTTCTTCGCACAAATGGGTTCTTATATAGACGAGATGTGGAAACAATACAATAAACAGGGCTACAAGCTTCCAACAGGCCGAATAATTAAGAAGGACGACTCCATGACCAAATACAAGCTATTTAACTACGTGGTACAAAATATGGAGACAAGCGAAAATATTTATAAGATAGATGAGGTTCAGTCCTATCTAAAAACGACAGGCGCCAAAACCAAATTGATTCTGATCACCTACGACTCGTTTCTATTTGATTTCAGCAAAAAGGACGGCAAAAAGACCCTACAAGAGATCAAGACCATATTGGAAGGCGGTCAAATGAAAGTAAAACACAAGCACGGAACCAGCTATGCATTCTAAAACATTCACATATATTTATTAAACAAGGTTATGACAGAAACAAACACAATAGAATTAACACCAGAATCGCTTATGAACAAGCTGTTTTGCACATTCGCTAAAAAAGAGTTATTAGACGAAAGGTTGCAAGAAATAAATAAAGAATACAAGATCCTATATAATAAGATATTTGTTTTGTCTTCCCCTGAATCGGATGAGTACATGTGTACCTACAACATCGAGATAGAAGGGCCGAATACCAAGATACTTCCTAATACAATCCTTTTGCACAGAAAAAAGGACTCCAACACTCTATATACAATTAACGCACTCAATACTTTGATCAAGAGTCTGAACAACGGAGTCATGGACAATTCGTTCATGGTGAATTGGCCTGACTACAGAAACTCAATACTATTGACCCAAGGCGAAGAGTTAAGAAAGTTGAATACCTCTATCCACAAGATAGTTGCAGTATAATCCACTGAAAAATAAATTTTTTTCTTTCGATTATTTTTAGTATATTAGCTATATAATAAATTATTTAAACAACAGTTATGGACATTTCTCAATTAAAGTCTAGGCTCGCTTCCCTACAAAATCCAAGAGGCGGACAGAAAAAGGATTTCAGTTTAACAGTCTGGAAACCTACTGTAGGTAAACACTTAGTTCGTATTGTACCATCCGCGTACGACAAATCAAACCCATTCAAGGAATTATTTTTCCACTACGGTATCAACAACAAGACGATGATTTCTCCGACTTCTTTCGGTGAAAAAGATCCAATCGTTGAATTCGCTCAAGGTTTAAGAAAGAGCGACGATTGGCAGTCAGCTAAGAAGTTCGAACCAAAATTACGTGTATTTGTTCCAGTCATCGTAAGAGGCGAAGAAGACAAAGGCGTAAGGCTATGGGAATTCGGCAAGCAAGTCTACATGGATTTGTTAGCAATCTTAGAGGACGAAGACGTAGGAGATTTTACAGATCCTATTCAAGGTCACGACATTACAGTCGACACAGCTGGTAAAGAAACCACTGGATTAATGTACAACACCAGTACAGTAAGAGTTAGAACAAAAGTTACTCCGTTATCAGAAGATGCTGACAAAGTAAAGTTATGGTTAACAACTCAACCAGAACCTAACACTCTATTTAAGCGTTGGTCTTACGACGAGATGAAATCTGCTTTAGGCGCTCATTTGAACCCTGAAGAAGAGATCAAACAAAACGCAGACGTAGTAGTTGAAAAAACTGCACAAGTAGGAGATTTACCTTGGGAATCAAAAGAAGAAGCGGCAAAACCAGCTTTCACTTTGAACACCAGTAAGACAGAGATCGATAGCAAAATCGATGACCTTTTTAACTTCTAAATTCATATAAGCCCTCACCTAAAAATGAGGGCTTTTTAAACCGCACAAATGGCAAAGGCTAAAGAAGGGTTAAATAGCTCCATATCAAAAGCTATCAAGACAGAATTTAATTTAGACAATTTTAAGAAGTCAAAAAATCTTTCATCTACATCGATTAAATTTAAAGATCAAACGTGGATTCCATTATCGAAATCGTTTCAAGACGCATTACAAATTCCAGGCGTTCCAAAAGGTCACATTACTTTATTAAGAGGTCACTCTGATACTGGTAAAACGACTGCTTTATTGGAAGCCGCAGTAAATGCTCAAAAGATGGGCATTCTACCTGTCTTCATTATTACCGAGATGAAATGGAGTTGGGAACACGCTAAAGAAATGGGATTGCAATTCGAAGAGGTCGCTGACGAAGACGGCGTAGTATCCGATTACAAAGGCTTTTTTATATTCGTTGATAGAGAAAAGATGAATTGTATCGAAGACGTATCAGCATTTATCTTGGATATTTTGGACGAGCAGAAGGCAGGAAACTTGCCTTACGATATCTGTTTCTTTTGGGACTCTGTGGGCTCCGTCCCATGCCGACTATCAATAGAGTCAAACAAGAACAATAACGAGTGGAATGCGGGCGCTATGTCACAACAGTTCGGACAGTTCGTTAATCAGAAGATTGCGTTATCAAGAAAAGAGAGTCAACCTTACACAAATTCATTCGTTGCTATCAATAAAGTTTGGGTCGCAAAACCTGAAACTATTATGAGTCAACCAAAGATGAAGAATAAAGGCGGAGACACAATGTTCTTTGACGCGTCTCTTATTATCACTTTCGGAAACGTTACTAATGCAGGTACAAACAAGATCAAAGCTACCAAGAATGGTAAAGAGGTTGAGTTTGCAAAGAGAACAAAAATCTCTTGCGATAAGAACCACGTTACTGGAGTTACTGCTTTGAACAAGGTTATTATGACAGTACACGGATTTATTGACGACGATAAGAAAGCATTGGACAATTACAAGAAACAGTATTCTCATCAGTGGCTAAAAACATTGGGTTCAAAAGATTTCGATGTAGTTGAAGAGGCTGACGAAGACATTAAAGACATATTTGACAGTTCAGAACATGAATAAAGATTACCAAAAGATATTTGATTCGCTTGGAAAGGCAGAAGTTGAAGAGACAAAAGAAGATCTAAAGGTAAACGATAGAATTTTAATTATCGATTCACTGAATACTTTCCTAAGAGCATTTACAGTTATACAGCATTTTAACAAGAGTTTGAATCACGTTGGTGGATTAACAGGTTACCTAAGGTCGCTTGGTTTTGCCATCAACTTGATTCGACCTACCAGAGTGATTCTGGCGTTCGATGGCAAGGGTTCATCAACGAATAAACGTTATATCTATCCAGAGTACAAAGCTAATAGAGGCATACGCAGGGTCACTAACTGGGATGCTTTTGAGAATCAGGAACAAGAATCAGAAGCAATCACAAATCAGTTGGTTAGATTGATAGATTATTTGAAGTGTTTGCCTGTAGATTTAATTTCGATAGACAAAATAGAAGCAGACGATGTTATCGGTTACATCACTCAACAGATGGACACAGATTTTACAATAATGTCTTCAGACCGAGATTATTTACAGCTCGTATCTGAAAGGATAACTGTATATTCTCCTACGAAAAAAATCTTCTACACTCCCAAAAAAGTCTTAGACCAATACGGAGTTAGTAGCGAAAACTTTTTGAATTACAAAGTTTTAACCGGAGATTCTGGAGATAATGTTCCTGGAATTAAAGGTATCGGACCAAAGACGATAACAAAACTTTATCCGGAATTAGCGAGCTACAATAAAATGACTTTAACAGAAGTTCTACAAAAAGCAAAAGACGGAGATGGAAAAGCATTCATGAATATTAGAAATTTTGAGCATCAATTAAAGATAAACGAAAAGCTAATGGATCTAACGAATCCCAACATACCAGAAGATTCCATTGTAGAAATACAAGAAATGTTGGCGAGTCCTAACAAGACTTATAGATCGAAGGAATTTATGGAAATTTATCACGAAGACGACCTAGGAAATTCGATAGCAAATCTCCAGTCGTGGTTACACAATCATTTTCACCAGTTATCAAAATATAAATAAGTTATGGCAGTTTTAAATCAGTTACAGCAATACGGAGTAGGTTTTCAAATCAAGGTTTTATCGAGCTTATTAAAAGATAAAGAATTCTTACAAAATATAAACGACATTTTGGACGTAGAGATGTTCGATAATCCAGCGCACAAGTGGATTGTACAAGAGATATTAAGGTACTATTACAAGTATCACACAACGCCTTCTATGGAATCTTTACAGGTCGAAGTTAAGAAGATCGACAACGACGTATTAAAGGTAAGCGTAGTAGAACAATTAAAAGACTCTTTGAAAGCTACAGACGAAGACAGAGAATACGTAGAGAGCGAATTTTCCAACTTCTGTAAGAATCAGCAGATGAAGAATGCAATTATGAATTCTGTTAGTCTTTTGGAGAAAGGTGAATTCGATCAGATTAGATCAATGATCGATACAGCGTTAAAAGCTGGTCAAGACAAGAGAATAGGACACGAATACGAGAAGGACATGGAAACTCGTTATAGAATGGAGCAGCGTTCTCCTATCGCAACTCCATGGGCGAACCTAAACGAATTGCTGATGGGAGGTTTGGGTGTAGGAGATCTAGGCATTATATTCGGAAATCCTGGTGGAGGTAAATCGTGGTTGTTGGTAAACTTAGGCGCCATAGCAGTGCAAATGGGTTTTACAGTTAATCACTACACTTTGGAATTATCAGAAGACTATATTGGTAAAAGATACGATGCGTTGTTTACAGGCATAGACGTTCAACAGATTCACTTGAACAGAGACAAAGTTCAACAAGAAATTGACAAGCTAAAAGGCAAGTTAATTATCAAAGAATTTCCAATGGGTAAAACCACACCTAACACCATAGAGAATCACATTCAAAAGTGTAGAGATTTAGGGCATCCTCCAGATTTAGTCATTATAGACTACGTTGACTTGTTAAAGAGCAAAACAAGATCTATAGACCCAAAGGACGCGATAGACGATGTATACACAGCAGTCAAAGGTATGGCAAGAGAAATCAAAGTACCAGTGTGGACAGTGTCCCAAGTAAATAGAATGGGAGCCAAGGACGACGTAATTGAAGGAGACAAGGCCGCTGGATCTTACAACAAGATGATGATTGCTGACTTTGCAATGTCCTTATCAAGAAAGAGACAGGACAAGGTAAACGGTACAGGCAGAATGCACGTAATGAAAAATAGATACGGCGCAGACGGTATGACCTACGCAGCAAAGGTAAACACCAATTGTGGAAGGATTGAGATTAACAAAGACGAGATAAACGAAGACGATTTGACTTTTGACACAGGAAAACCAACTGGACATGGCAATAACGGAAGCTTCACTGCGGATGAAAAAAATTACCTGTCTAAGAAATTCTTTGAGATGAACATATAAATTTATCACAAAAAGGCCATATTTATTAGTACAAAACGCATCCTATGAAATTTTTGATCGATTTATTTAAAAGAGCGCCTAAAGGGGACAATTTTAGATCAGCAGCTACTAACCAAAAGTATAATGATAAAATAGCGCAATTAAATGCACTAGCTCCAGATCAATATAATAAGATCAATGTGTCTAAATTAGATAGCATATCTAAAACACAGGCACAGTTCACTCAAACGCCTACTTCCAACACAACGGCTCCAGGATCTAGGTAATTAGAAGCTTTCCTTGACATTTTCTTTAAAAGGTTTCGAACCATAATAGGGGTATAAAAATATGCTTAACGGCTAAACTGGGCTCAATTATTTAATAAAACATAAAAAAAACAAGCGAAATGGATATTACGCAGGAGATTCTATCTGACATTACGGTATATAACAAGTATGCCAAGTATTTACCCGAGTTACAGAGAAGAGAAACATGGAACGAGATAGTTACGAGAAACAAAGAAATGCATCAGAAAAAATTCCCGCAACTATCCAAAGAAATTGAAGAGGCTTATAAACTAGTATATGATAAAAAAATTCTTCCATCAATGCGTTCGATGCAGTTTGCAGGTAAGCCCATTGAAATTAATAATGCTCGTATATTTAACTGCTCTTTTGCTCCTGTTAACGATTGGAGG